CCGGTGTCTCAATGTTGGACGCCACCAGCCGCAAGCCTGTAGGCCTTGAGTCGGGTGTGGCTCTCCGTGAGTACAACGACATCACCACAGAGCGCTTTATGCTCCTGGCTCAGCGTTACGAACAGGCATTCCTAGAAGCCGGTAAGCTCATGGTTGAGCTGGCGCGAGATCTCTTCGAGTCGGGTACTGATACCGAGGTCATCTCACACGGTGATAAGGATATTGAGAAGGTTAAGTGGTCCGAGATTCAGCTCGAAGACGATATGTACGTCATGAAGGTCTATCCAACCAACCTTCTGCCCGCTACACCTGCCGCTAAGCTCCAAAGAACCATCGAAATGCTTCAAGGGGGCCTTCTCGATAAGCAGCAAGCGCTCGTTTTACTCGATTATCCCGATTTAGAGAGCGTCAACAACATGGCAACCGCTGCATACAAAGATATTCAGCTTCTCATCGAAGAAATGCTCGAAAAAGGCAAATATCACGTCCCAGAGCCAATGATGAACATCCCCATGGCTCTCAAAATGGTAAATTCGGCCTATTTGCACGCAAAAGCGAATGGAGCCCCCGAAGACCGTCTCGATTTGCTTCGCAGGTTCCTCGAAGAGAGCGCGACGCTCCTTCAGAGCCAATTGGCGAGCCCATTTGCACCTCAACCCGTTCAAGAGAAGATGGCGCAAGGCCCTAGCGGGGCTACACCGTCAGGAATGCCACCAGAGATGTCTGCAGAGGGAGGAATGCCCCCTGAACAAGCAGCTCTACCACCAATGATGTAGGAGACTACTGTATGTCCGCCACCGATCCGAATATGAATCCTAATGCAAATATTGAATTAGCGAATGATCAGGCAACCCCACTGCCTGAGACGGAGGCTCAAACCCAGTCGGCTTCCCCCGATACTGAGCCTCCGTCGCATCGCGCCTTTGCAAAGCTCGCCGAAATGGAAAAGGCGAACCGTACGCAACGCAAGAGGAATAAAGAACTCGCTGAGACTAACGCGAAGTATGAGAGAACCTTTGACCTTGCTAGGTCGAACCCAGCCGAGTTTCTCAAGCGCTCTGGTATCTCACTCAAGGACGTTCTCACTGATGAGGTGAACCAGGGGGAGCTTCCAGTAGAAGAGGAGCTGCGTCGTGAAGTAATCAAGCTGCGTGACGAGCAAAGGGAAATGCGCGAGGTTAAGCAGAAGGAAACGGTACAGAAGGAAGAGGCCCGCTACCATGACCTCTATAATCAATTCGTTGACGGGGTTAAGCAGTTCGTCGATAATAGTCCCGAGCTGGAATTGATTACCATCCGTGGCGCTTATTCAACGGTCGCGGAAGTTATCAGCCAGTATTACAATGAAACGGGTGAAGAACTGCCCGTGGGTGACGCTGCCAAGCTGGTTGAGCAAGAGTTGACCAACGAAGCGCAGAGCTACTTGAAGAGTAGCAAGCTGGGAAACCAAGTCCGCGAGGAGCTTTCGGAGAAGATTCGAAAGGAACTCGAAGCGCAGGCACAGGCTAGCCACCAAGAACCAAACCCAAACCCAACGGGTCGGCTCCAGACATTGAGTAGTCTTCAGCAGGCGACGAGAACCGTCTCTACTGATGGGCCATTACCGATCGATGAGGCCAAGAAGCGGGCAGCCGCACTTTTGCGCTTTGATACATAAAGAAGGAGCAGGGCTATGCCTATTACCTCAACCGCCAGCGGAGCCGGAAATGCCGGCTATAACGATACCGAATCCCAGTACACCAAAACCTATGCTACCAACACCGCGTCTGGTGCTGTAGCCCTTGAAACGGTCGAGGCCGCCCTCAAGGAGATTTATACTCCTGAGCGCATGCGTGCCGTCATGTATGACAACTCGCCGCTCTTCTCTCTTCTCCCGAAAGACACCACGTCCTTCGGTGGTCCATACATGGTTAACCCCATCCAGTATGGTACCAACCAGCGACGTTCTCAGAGCTTCACGGATGCTCAGGGTCAGACCTCTAGCGCAGCCGTCAAAGCATTTTATTTGACCAGGGTTAGGGACTATGCCTTCGCACATTTAGATGCGGAAGCAATTCTTAGTACCCGTGGCGACGCTGGTGCGTTCATCAACTTTCTCACAATGGAAGTAGATGGCGCTCTCTATGCGATGAAACGTTCATTGACTCGTGCAGTCTTTGGCGACGCTTCTGGTGCTCTCACCAAGGTTCTCGGGTCGGGTACTTCGTACACCACACCCGCAGCCCGTGGTGCTGTAACTCTTACAGCGACTCAGTTTGCAACAGCTGACGTTGAAGACATTGTCCACTTCGAAGTAGGCCAGAAACTGGTTTGCGTTGAAGGTGGTACAGCAGCCTCTGGTCGTGCAGCGGCTACTGGTACTCTCCGCTCTGGAAGTATGAGCGTAACAGCTGTTGACCGTGTTAACGGCATCGTGACTTGCTCAGCTGGTCTCGTTGGCTCACTTGCGTCCAATGACTGGATTGTATCCTCTGGTGATGCGGCTCAGGGCGACGCTAATGTGCGTCTCTCTGGACTTGCCGCATGGCTTCCCGCAAGCGTTGGGGCCTCTGATAGCTTCTTCGGTGTTAACCGCTCTGTTGATAGGACACGCCTCGCCGGCTTGTACTACTCAGGCAGTAGCTCTAACGTTCACGATAGCCTCATCGAAGCTGGTGCTATCATTGGGCGCGAGGGTGGTACACCAGACGTTGCTGTTTGCTCGTACAAGACTTTTGTACAGCTAGAGAAAGAGCTGACAGCCAAGGACGGCGGAAACCAGCGCTCTTATCGTCAGATTGTCTCTGATGTGCCGAGCATTGGCTTCTCAGGCATCAACGTGAAACTGCCTTCGGGTGACGTCACGCTGCTTGCAGATCCAAACTGCCAACCAGATACACTGTGGCTCCTCCAAACTAACACTTGGAAGCTCTATTCACTCGGTGAAGCGCCGCACATCCTCAGCCTAGATGGTCTGCGGATGATTCGGCAAAGCACGAGCGATAGCTACGAGCTGCGCTGCGGTTTTTATGGACAGCTCGGGTGCTCACGCCCGTCGAGCAACGTCCGTATCGATTTGGCCTAGCAGTAGGCTAACCTCGGGGCTCCAGTCGTCGTGTGGCTGGGGTCCTCACCACCACCATCCGGGTTTACTATGAATGTTCAAGATCTAGCCTCTGTAATTGTGCGAAAAGCGCGAGAGCGGAACCAAGACGGAAGTGACGACCTTCATCCGGGTCTCGTCGCAGCCTTTGATGCGTTAGCGTCAGCCATCCAGACTGATAACAAGTCAGCTGGCATCGCAGCGCTTCAAGATTTTTTTACGATTCACTCAGCAAATTCGGATGGTGGCGAGGTTGAGTGATTGGGAGGGGAGCGATCCCCTCCCGTCTTGCTAGGAGCAGGTCATGGGATCCTTTGCGAAGTCCGATTTGATTGCGAGGGTCCGAAGACGTGCTGACATGGTTGGCAGTAACTTCGTCTCTGATGATGAAGTCACCGACTACCTCAACAGCGGCATTGCCGAGCTGCATGATATCCTCGTCACCAAGTATGAGGATTATGCAATCAGCTCAGTCAGCCACACCCTGACAGCTGGCACAGATAACGAGTTTGCCCTGCCGAGTGACTTCTATAAGTGTCTCGGGGTGGATTACAAAATCAGCACCAGCAGTGAAACGATGGTCAACTTGCGCTCGTACAACTTCAGTGAGCGCAACATGTACAACAACCTGTTTTACAATACAGGTCTCGTATCAACTCCGCGCTACCACATCCAAGGCAACTCGCTGAAGTTCATCCCGAAGCCCACCACTAGTGGGACGGCAACGCTCTACTATGTGCCAGAGGCTCAGAAGCTCTCGACCATCCAGACCGAGGATATACTTCTAAATCTTCCCAACGGGTATGAAGAGTATGCCGTCGTCTGTGCGGCGATTAACTGCCTACAAAAAGAAGAGACAGATGTGCGGGTTCTTCTGACCCAAAAAAGTGCGTTGAAAGAGCGCATTGAGCGAGCGGCTACGTACCGCAACGCTGGAGATCCAACCTTTGCTGTTCGCGACGTGGCTATTGGTGTCGATGAACTCTTTTACGCCTGATGGCTCTCAAGAAACAAACGATTGTCCTGCCGTTCAATAAGGGCCTTGAGCAGAAAGAGGGGAACTCTCAGACCATTGCTGGCGGTCTCGCTGACGCCAAGAATATCCGATTTGAGAGAACTGGGCAGATAGCCCACCGGCATGGATTCAAGCACGCCACCCAGATCACTACAGCAGGCACCCAGGTAGGCAAAGCGTACGCCTCTGGCTCATATAAGGATGAGGCAATCCTTTATAATGGCCTCAAGGCTTACGCGACGATTGAGAACGCCGACTCTTACCGTCTGACTGATAAAGGCAGCTGTTCAGCTGCAGAGCTAAAACAAGACTACATCGCAGCTAACACCAACGCTTACCAAAGCGCTGCCTCTGTTGCTGTAGTTGGAGACCTTGCCGTTTATGCATGGGTTGAGGTGGCTATGGCGGCCACCGGCACCAGCTACAAAATCATGGCGTGCATGAAGGACCTCGACAACAACGCTCAGATTATCGCCCCCACTCAGCTCGCCACTGAGTCAATTGTCGGAGCTGGAGACGCTACCGCCTACTACAAGGTGCCAGCTCCTCAAGTGCATGCGATGGGCGGGTATATCTACATTGTAGCCTACCAAAGCTCAGCGATTCGCTACTGGAAGCTCGACCTCAATAGCGGCGCTA